AGTCGCTCATTGGTGGCTTTGTTGCCGAAGTCAGTAGTTATAGGCAACCGCTTCAAAGCCCACTCAGGCTCGATTAGAGCCCCTAAATCAAACTGATAGACCCCGTGAGGGGTTGAATTGATATAAAGGGTCTTAGCGCCCGTTCTAGCCCTTATATCGGCCAGATAATCCCACTTCTTCTTCTCAATCATCAAAGTATCATAATGAGTCCTACGGCATTTGAGCTCAATATAGGAATTGTGGGTAATGCCATCTGCTCGGTCGGTCGCTGATAGGGGCGTCAAGTCTGGATAAAGCGACTTGAGAGCCTCAAAGAGCTCAACCTCTCGGAAGTAGATTAGTTATCTTCCTCGCCATCTTCCCAACCTATTTTCTTTATTGGGTCATCGGCAGGCACTATCCAATCAGGATAAGAGCTACGATCCATAGCAAAAGCAAGTGAAGTTCCTTCATCCATACCAGCTCTACGGCAAGCCTTATAAACTTCATTGGCGGCAATAGCCCAGAAATCAAGCTTTGTTAAAGGCGTTTCTTTAGTAGTGCGGCGTCTCTTAGGACGCTTGACTACCTTCTTACTTACGCGCTTTCGCGTTGCCATTTCTGACCCCTCTCGCTAGGGCCAATTCTAGCTGAGACTCCATTTTATCAAGGCGCGACACTATTGGAATATTCTCCAATTTAATTATGTAGCGAAGGCCAGCAATTAGTAGGGCAATTGATCCCAAGACTGAAGCAACTAGGGTTGCTAATTCAGCTGCAACCATTACCGGACTTTGCCGTATCGCTCGTAGTTAGGATTAAGCCAGTTAATGATGCTAGGCAAGACTGACACTAGAGCGGCATTTGCAATCGCATTGAGGTCGAATCCCACCGCTAGGTAGGTCGCTAGTGCTGTCGCTAGGAATGTCTTTGCCCAGCTTTCTGCCATCTTTTTTAGATCGCTCATTCTTGTCTCCTTCTAGGTCAAAGTAGCTGCTGTCTTTGTCTCCCAAAGTTGTAAAGCTAATATGAAAATGAGAACGATGAGGATTGGGGCCTGAGTATTTACGCCGCTTCCAACCCAGTATCGGGCTCATAATCTTGCCATCGTAGATAATATATTTGATGCGCTTATCGCCTTTCTTGGCGCACTTACGAATCTTATCAACCAACGCATAAGCTTCTTCCTTATGTGCCGATAGGTCAGAATCAATATCTATAGCTCTAACGATTCCATTGACTGGTATATGGTCAGAACTGCCTTTAGCAAGGTGACGAGCGTCAGCAATCCAGCCATCAGACTTACGATCCCTATCAGGATAATCGTCATCAATTTGCTCCCTTAGCTGAACACCTGCTGCACATAGTCTCGTCATTATCTTTATAGCTAATGCTTAGAGACCTAAAGCTTTTAAATCATCAGCACTTAAACCCAAAGCGGCTAATTTCGCTTCTGCTGCCAGTTTGGCGTTTGCTTTTTCGGCTTCTTCTTTAGCCCTAAAATCAGCTAGTTGTTTGAATCCATTTTCAAACTCTTTTTTTGTTATGGCAGGCGTCCCGTTATGCCAAATTATTCCTTCGTATTCTTGTCCGTAGATAGTAACTTCAACGCCAGGACATAAAAATAATAAAACTTCAAGAGCAGTAATCATCAAACACCTATTTCCATTAGAACAATTGTTGATTTTGTCGATTGTGTTGAATTATAAACTTGCGCTTCAGCTCCACCAGCGGCATTAGTGTTTGCTATTTGAGTTTTATAAGTAATTGCAGAAGTTGTTGCTGGTGTATCTAAAACATTAATTGCGTAAGTATAACCTCGATTGGCAGCGGTGCCGTTGCCTTCCATTCCAAAATCGCCATTATTTCCAATATCAGTTGCGCCTCTTAGTAATTGAATTTTCCATTTATTACCAGCGGTCGTAAAACGACCACATCCATTTTGAGTTACCATTACTAAAACTTTTGAAGTAGCTAAAGTTGGAGTTATTGTTGCGCTCAAATTAGTATCGACAAAACTGGTGCTATTAGTTTGGGCAATAGTCTGAGTAGAACTCTCGACCACCTGTAAAACTTTGCCACCACCAGCAGGGGCAGCCCAAGCTGGAACACCGCCAACGACTGTTAATACATTTCCAGTTGATCCAATAGGTAATGCAGTATTAACATTAGCGGTAGCTGATCTATAAGCAATTGCGCCAGTTGTGGTTTGGGGGTTAAGATTTTTAGTTGTTGTATCGACTGATGAGCCAAGGGTTCGGATGGCTGATGCGCCATCTTTGACCAGAGCTGTATCATCTGGAGTGCTCCAGCCGTAATTAGTAGTCGTTGCCATTTATTCTCCTTAGACGATTATTGTAGCGTTAAGCCATTGCAAAGTTGGGTCTATGTCATTCCAAGTTGTGGTGACTATGACTGAATTCCACCTTGAAACATCAAGATTATAAGAGCTAGGGGATACATTTAGGGTCAAATTTAATTGATTTAGACTGGCAGTCCAAGTCCAACCCTCAACAAAACCTTGAAATTCGCCGCCAACCATATTATTTGGCAAATTAGTGATATTAAGCGGTTGTCCCATAAATACACCCAGCAGGTTATCTCGGTCCGAATCGTCAATTTCAGAACTAGCCATTGGAAAAGTTATTTGTTTTAAGGCAAATTGAGGATAGGCGCGAATAAAAAGATAGAAAGCTGCTTGGGCCTCAGCGTCATTCTGGTTTCTTAAAGTGGTTGAGATAGTTGTAGCTAGAAGCCCATATTCAGATATTGAGGCTAAATCCTCATCCGTTACTTCGGAACTTGAAGTTCCATATCCAATTGTAATTGAATTTCTAACATCCCCAGCCCGTTTGACAATTGATAGTGCAGGGCCAATTGAATGATTGCCATCTAAATCGACATATCCATTAGCTGCCAAGTATTGGGATCGATGAGTTGAGTCTGCATATCCAATACGCCCTTGATTATCCTCATATAAATATCCAAGCCCGCTAGTGGCAAATCGAGAAGCAAGATTATAAACTGTGTCATTTAGATTGTTTTCAGAATGTAGCTCATAATCCCCAGGGGTATCTATTTCACCTAATCCGCTATTTTCTGCATCTTGCCATTGGATTAGCGGGTCATATCCATTCCAAGTCTCAGCAGCTGGGACTTCATTCCATTGGTCAAATAATACTGTTGATAGCACTTCCTTAATTCGGTCTCCATCAAATTGGTGAGCAAAATTGCCAATATAGACGGCTCGGCTAAGTCTCGCTAAAGCGCCTACTGCCGTTATCTGTATTCTTTGACTGATAGCAGTTGAGCCTGAATTTTGAACTGTAATGCCCAAATCCGTTATAAAGCCGCCAAATAAATTAACATAAGCAGCGCTTGAATCTTGAACTTCAATAGTAACTGCATCGTTAATTTCATAAGGAACGGCGGCCTCAGCAGTTTCTATTAAGGTTAGACTGCAATAGCCAGCAAGAGGTTGTTGATAAATATCATCGCGGCCTGAGGTAATAGTAAGTCCGCTAAGTGTGGCGCTGGTAACTGTAGAGCCATTGACTTTAACCCGATAGACTGGACTCCAAGCGGTCATAAGATTAGTTGATCACCGCCGCCGCCAAGTCTGCGGCTGCTGTTATTTAAGGCAAGTTGAACTGCTCTGCTAAATCCTTCTTCATCAATCACTGATGGAGCATTAACATTTATAACGACATTGCCGCGCTCATCACCGCGTCTAGCAGCTGCAACATCAAAACCAGCAGATATACCCTTGCCCGTTGGATTTAGCCCAGAAGGGAAAACAGGCAATGATCCAATTACAGTTCCACCGCCAGTAGTGACGCCACCAGTAGATACGCCACCGCCTTTATCTGAAGATTTAGTAACGCCAGATCGATCTGTAGAAGAATCAACACTCATTGAAAAATTACCAACTGCTCCCGTTTTTTGCGCTCTAACCTCATCCCCAGCATCTTTCAATTTTCCATATAGGAAAGCTGCGCCACCTATCGCGGCTAAAGCTGCTGTCGCAGCTAACACCGAGACACCGCCAGTCGCATAAGCGGTAGCTACTGCTGCTCCTGCAGCTGCCGTTCTTTGCCCTGCAAAGGCTGTTGTTAAAAGTCCTATTGCTCCAGCCAAGGCTTGAATGCCAGCAACGACTTTTGCTGCTAGGAAAATAGAGCCTAAAATTACCCCAAGTGCTAGTAATTCATCTTTGAGATCAATAATTGTTTCTATAAATCCTCGAATTTTCTTGCCCCACTCAACTGCTGTTTTTTGTGATGCAGTCAATCCTTCATTTAATCCATCAGTTCCAGTTAAACCAGAAATAAAAGCTTCAAGGGCTGGAATAAAATTTTCAAGTAAAAAGCCAGTCAGCTCTTGGACTGTTGGAAGTAAAGCTGCGCCAATAGATTCCTTGGCTTCATCAAGAGCAATCTTAACTCGCTCCATTTGCTTCTGTGTGCTCTGGGCTTCATTTTCAGAGAAGTTACCAAAGGTTTTTGTCAGCTGATTAAATGTAGTATCAAAATCTTGAGACTTAAGATCAGCTGCGCTAATGCCAAGACCCAATTTGCCGAGCGCTGTTGTATTACCATCATAGGCGCGACCGAGCGCATTACTTACTGCCTCTAATGGCTTGCCTGTTGCTGCACTTAAATCTAGTGCTAAATTTAGTAACTTCTGAGCATCTTCAACATCATTAGTCGAGCGGACTAATCTGCTAAAAGCTGGACGCAATTCATCATCGGTAATTCCAGCAGCAATAGAAGTTTTTGTTATGTATTTTTCAACGCCCTTTATTTGCTCATCTGTTGCTTTAGTTGTGCTGCGTATAGTCTCGCCTAATTTGAGTTGCGCTGCCTCATCTTCGGCTGCTGCTTTGACTGCGCTGACTGCAAATGCGCCAATAGCTGCGCCAGCAGCAGCAAAGGCTAGGGCGGCCTTCTTGCCAAATTCAGCCGCTCGCTCGCCAATAGAATCAATGTCTTTAGAGCCATTTTGTAATTTCTTTTGAAAGTCTGCTGTATCGGCTAGGAGCTTAAGGGTTAATGCTCTGGAATCAGATGCCACTTATGCCCCACTTATCTAATATTTTATTAAATGCTGCTGTCCATTGTGCCACAATATTCTTCTGTTCTTGGCGTAAGGTTGGATAAATAAACCATCCGCGAGAGCCGCGCCCTTGTCTGCCAGAGTAAGAAGGAAATTGCTTAAATTTATTTGAACCAAATTCAAAGCCAGCCCAAAGCATTTGAGTATTAGCTCCACCGCTAAATCTTTGGGATGCAAATCCGTATTTAATTTCGCCTGTAGTGCTGGTCTTGGATACTTTTGATCCGCTTACAATTCTGTTAATGGCTTGTTGGCCTTGCGTTCTAGTTCTGGCTTTTGTAGCAATTGCAGTCTGAAGATATGTGGCAAGAGCATTAGAGCTTTGGCGAGCCTCGGCTTTGGCTTCGTCACCTAGAACGGAAAAAGCTTTATAGACTTGGCGAAGCTCTGTTTTGTCAAATGCTGACACTTCTTCAGCCATTGCTATCCCTTTCCTTTATCAGCTCGACTGCCGTTGCTACATCGTCCCAGTCATCCCAGTATTGCATTGGGATTCCAGTCTTAATGGCAACTGTGACTAATAGCCGCCTTATGCTGTCGGGCTGATGGCTTTTGGGTCATCGTTGCCAGTCCTTACATCGGCAACAGTTTCCATCCAGATATCAAAAGACTTGACTGGCTTACCAGCACTCTCGCGCTTATAAGCGTTATATGCCAAGAACATTAAATCCCAGATTCCTATGTTGTCTTGCGCCTTTGTGATTGTGTGGCCTGTGGTCTTTTCCCACTTGGCCCACTCTGGCGGTTGAGCAATATAGGTGGCAACTTCGCCCCCGTTATATTCAATTGTAATTGATAGTTTCATAGCTCCCGATGCTCCGATCTATTAGGCAAAGTTCTCTGATGGTGTTCCAACGACTGTCATCGTCCAAGTATCAGTTAGCGCTCCTGGTGCTGCGCCGCCTGCTGTTGGGAAGATTGGCAAG